AATACTCAAATTTTAAAGATTGCTTCATTAGTTTATACAAAACCTAAGAAGTACGGTAGAAGAATGAGTAGAATTAATTTAAGCAACAGTATAGGAAACACAGTTGTTTATAATAAATTAGCAAATACACAAGTTAATCGAGAATTAAATCAATTTGTTAATTCAATCAGACCTTCTATTGGAGAGACTAAATATGTTCCAGTTGCCTTAGATACTTATGGTATTTTAGCTGGTTCAACTAATGTAGTTTTAGAAAATACAGAATCTATTGCGACTAATGAAATAGATTATAAGAGTGAAGGAGAAGCTGAAATCACTTTATCAAAGGTATCAGATAACTTTATTAAGTTCAGTATCGCAAAACCAAAAGGAGATGATATAGAATCTATCAGTTTAGTAAATGCTGACGATATTATTCTTATTATTAAAAGTGGAGCAACAGAACAAACAATCCACCACGATCCTAATTTCCCAGATGTTGATTTAGGTAAAGGTGAAGTTTTATTTAAAGTAACTAAAGCAACTGCAAACAGGTTTGATCAAAAAGACACTAACGTTAATCCAGATAAATTTTATATTAATTTAAAGAACGGAGAGACAGAGTCTTTATTATATCACGGAAAAGTAAATATCATATAATGATTTTAAACAGTAGAAATAATTTATTTAATTTCAAGTTCCCTAGAAAGTTTATTCCAGAGGAAGTAGCTGCGAAGTATAAAAAGTATTTAAATAGAGTTCCAGGAAATTTAATAACTGAGCCAATTGATTTTATTAATTATTCTATTCAAGGGATAGGAGTTCCTGGTTTATCATTTGATCCTATTGAGCAAGCATCCAACGATGGAACTACAACATACCATAGAGGATCAATACCTATTCAAAATACTATTGAAAGACAATTCACAGTTGAATTACAATTGCTAGATGGTTATATAAACTATTGGATAATGCAAGACACTCTGCTGTATTATTACGCAAAGCAAACTAAAAAGCCATTCTTAGACGATTTAAAATTACAGATATTAGATGGTGAAGGAATTCACGTAATGAGCGCAGTATTTGAAAAACCAATAATGAACTCAATTACAGAGTTAGAATTAAATATGAGTTCTAATATCGCAGAGTTCAACACATTTACAATAAACTTCTATTATAACAAATTTAATTTAAAGTTAGAAATAGATTAAGATATATATTTATATGAAAACATTTATAGAATTAATTAAGGAACAAGACGTGACTGCACAAGAGCTTAGTATATTAACTGAGTCTTTGCAATCAGAATGGACAGATGAACTTGAAGAAAAAGTTGATGCAGCATTAGAGGAATTTGCAAAAGAATACCAATTAGAAGATGGTTCTTACGATATTAAATCTTTTAATGAAGAAATGACTAACGAAGGAATGTTCGGTTCTATATTTGGAGGACTAACTGGTTTTGCACTTGGTAAAACTGTCGGTAAAACTATCGCTAAAGTGTTAGGGATTCAAAAAGGAGTATTTTATGATATGTTAACCTCACGATTAGTTGGTGCCGCTTTAGGTGCTGCTATCGGTAAAGCTTTATAAATGACATACGTAACAATTGACTTTTCATTAAATTCACCGGGTGTTTGTATTTTCAAAGACACTTATCATTTTATTTCTTATTTAAAACCAAAATCAGGAACTAAAAAACAACAACTGTTGCAAGAAGACATGGGATTACTATCTGATGTTATTTTAAAAGAGCAACCTGATTTTACTAATGTTGGAGAATACTCTTCAATTGAGCTAGGTAAGATTAATAGATATATCACATCAGCTAACGATATCATTCAAATCATTAAAGAACTTACAGAAGGTGAAACTCAATTTGTTTTTGCTTTTGAAGGAACTAGTTTTGGATCAAAGCAAGGAACTAACAATATTATCGACATGGCAGCTGGTGCCGCAATACTTAAACTTAAAATTTTAGAAGCATTCAATCCAATAACAATTGAGACCGTTGCGCCTTCAACTATAAAGAAGCATGCTGGAAAAGGTAACATGAACAAGTCTCAGTTATGGAAGGTCTTTATCGAAAATGGAACTGGGACGGATGAGATTATTAAAGACTCTGAGTTCCTTCTTTTTTGTGTTAATGAAATCGGCGAAACAACTAAGATTCCAAAGCCCTTTGATGATTTAGTGGACGCTTACTTCTTGAACTCTTACATTCAAACTTTAAACCATATTTAACTTTCAGGCTTAAAGACATAACTTATACTGTACTTTGGGTAAAAAGTTTCATAACTAATAAAAATAATTTAATAATAATGACAAACAATAAAATAGCACCCTGTATGCTTATGGATTTAAAACGTACTTTAGACATGATGGTCTCAACTGACCGAATAACAAAAAAAGAAAGCTTAGAGATTTTAGAGAAGGCTGGGCTTAGTGTATCAGCAGACGGCAAGAACTTTGTAGACGAGGAAGGCGCCCTATATAATTTTGATATATAATTTAGTTATATTTGAAACTTTTATAAAGTCTCTTATATAATACATGAAAGTTTATTAAAGGTACCGAAAGATTAACGATCAAAGAATTTAAAGTTTAACAAATTAAAAGAATTAAAGAATTAAAGACATGGCAGATTTTGACATTTTCAATTTAGGCGTCTCAGACGTCGAAACACACGATCAACAAAACACTAAGACAGATGTAATCTACAAACCTAGTGCTGATCAAGGTAAAGATGGAACCTACAAAGCGTTAATACGTTTCGTTCCAAATCCATCAAATCCACGTAACTCATTAGTTAAAAAATACGTACACTGGCTAACAGATGCTTCAGGTAACGGTCGATTAGTCGATTCACCAAGTTCTGTTGGAGAAAGTTGTCCGATTGCAGAATCATTTTTCAAATTACGTAACAGTGATTCAGCAGTAGACCGTAAAATGAGTGAGAAACTTAAAAGACGTGAACAATACTACGCACTTATTAAAGTAGTTAAAGATCCTCAAAACACAGCACTTGAAGGCCAATATATGGTATACAAGTTCGGTTACAAGATCAAAGAAAAGATCGACGAGGAATTGAAACCAGCATTTGGTGAACCAACACAGGTATTTGACCTATTTGAAGGTAAAAACTTTGAGTTGATTATTACTCGCCAAGGTGAATATAACAACTACGATAAATCTAAATTCTCAGCTACTCGCTCAGCAATCTCAATTGAAGGAGAACCAGCAGAAAGAAGTAAAGAGTCTATGGCTACTATTAAAGCTGAACTAGACGCTGCACCATCACTAGAGCCTTATGAATATAAAGCTTGGGACGGAGATGCAAGAGACTTTGTTAACGGAATCCTAAGACAATACCTAAATCCAGGTAGCTCAATGGACGCCGTTACTTCAAAGCCAAAGGCAGCCCCAGCTAAGCCAAAAGCTAAAGTAGAAGAGACAGTTAACAGCACGAATACTAACCCATCGCCAACCCCTGTAAGTTCAGAAGATGGTGATGATCTAGATTCTTTCTTGAATGACCTCGATATCTAAGATAGACGAATCATTAAAATCTAAAATTAGAAGTTTAGTAAAGCAAGTTGTAACAACTCAACATACTGACCCTAATAAAAGGATGCTTAAGGAAATGCCAGGCCGTTTGAGCCTGGCATGCCCTTATTGCGGAGATAGCCACACAGATACTTATAAAAAAAGAGGCAGTATCTACTGGGATAGTTTACAATATCACTGCTTTAACTGTAGCCAACATGGCGATGTTTACAGTTTATTAAAAGACCATCACATTGGATTTCAGGATCGTGAAGATTCTATCAAGGTTATTGACTTTATACAAGAGCATAAAATAACAGCAACTACGGTTGAAGTTTTAGAGCATGATATATTTAAACAAATATATGATTTAGCCCCTACACGAGATGAACTTAAATCTACATTTGGATTTAAAGAAATTGAAGTAGGAGATCCTGGTTATTTTTATCTAAGAGGTAGGATGCTATCTCACAAGCTAGAAAACTTTATGTATTCTCCTAAAGATCGTAGAATGGTAGTTCTTAATTTAGCACCAAAAGGCAAAGTTATTGGATTCCAAACGAGAGCCCTTTCAAAACATAAAAGCGCTAGATATTTAACTTATGATATTGAAAAAATATATCAAGAAATGAAAAAAGATATGGGAGTTTCTGTAGATGAATTAATAAGTCTAAAGAAAATATCAACCCTATTCGGTGTTTTATTAGTTGATTTACAGCGACAAGTTACTATGTTTGAAGGACCTATTGATGCGATGTTTATGCAAAACAGCATTGGACTTGCAACAGCCGGTAGATCTACTGATGAATTTGATGAAATTCCAACTATCAGATATATGTTTGATAACGATCCAACTGGTAAGAAAAAGATGATGGAAAAACTAAGAAGAGGCAAAGAGATATTTATGTGGAGTAAATTCCTTGATGAAACTCAATTAGATTTAAGATATGATAAATGGCTAGATGGGGTTGATAAAAATAATAGAGATAAATATCCTAAAGAATTAGGTGACTTAAATGACCTGGTTAGAGTTGCATATTATTTAAAAGATAATTGTATTAAAGATCTTTCAAAATATTTCAGTAACTCAAAACTAGATGCATTTTACCTATGATAAAAATAGACGTAATCGATATGATCGATGAAGAATTCGAAGAATTCGAAAATGATAAAAACCGTAGAAAGAATCTTAAAGAATTAGTTAGCTTTAGTAGTTCTATCATTAATTATAATGAAAAGAATATGGTAATTCCAGAGCCAAAACTAAAGAAAAAGATCAACACTACAGTTTATATAAAGAATTTTAAAACTAATAAAAACCAATTATTTTAAATCACAATAGATGGCGACAGACTTAAAAAACAAAATACTTAAACTAGACGAATATCTAGGAAAACAAAGATTAGAGTGGACAGAAAAGATCAAATCGCTTACTGAAGATTTAAAATTAGGTAATAATTTAGAACAAGTTAGTTCTTATTCGTTGAGTTATAGACAGATATTAGTTGAAAATTTAACTTCAATGACTATTAGAATAAGATCTCAAAAGACAACGGTTGACCAGAAATACAAGACGAAGTGGATCGAGTATTATAATTACGATTATAAGCTAACAGATAAACAACGTGAAAAGTTTTTATTAGCAGACTTAGCAGAAGACAATCAATTGCTAGAACTTTTAGAATCGCAGAAAGCTTTCTTTGAAGGTACTGTGAAAACCTTAGATAATATGGGCTTTGCAATAAAGAATCGCCTCGATATGTCTAAGTTATAAAAATAGTATTATGAATATTGATACTCACATTAACAGATGATAATCAGTTCTTAAGAATTGACGATGCAACTGAACTTGAATTAGAACAAATTACAATCTCCCTCACGAAAAGAATCGAGAGCTGGAGATTTAACCCGTTAGTAAAGAGAGGTGTTTGGGATGGATATGTGTCTTATATAAAAGATGACAAATGGATTCCAGCTGGATTATGGCGACATGTTTTACAAATATGTAAAGACTATAATTTAGAGATTGAAATGAATGGTATTAAACGCCTTATAGACCCCAATATAAATGCAGATACATTTGAGAAGTGGGCTCTTGATTTCTTTAAAGGTGCCGAGATTACACCAAGAGATTATCAAATAGAAACAGCATATAATATACTTAAATTTAGAAAGTGTCTAGCAGAGCTTGCAACATCCGCAGGTAAGACACTAATCAGTTTCCTAACTATAGCATACATGTTAGAAAAAGGAAAGGCTGAAAAAATCTTAATGATCGTGCCTAACGTTTCATTAGTTGTACAGGCACATGAGGATTTTCACGATTATAATTATATGAATAAGGTCCCGTTAAAGATCCAGCAGATCTTTGCAGGCCAGAAAATAAAATCAAATAAAAATATTATTATTGGAACATACCAATCCCTAGTAAAAAAGAATGCTGAATACTTTCAACAGTTTGATGCAGTACTTGTTGATGAAACACACAAAGCAAAGAGTAATTCAATAAAGACAATTTTACAGAAGTGTACAAGTGCTCAATACAAATTTGGGCTATCAGGTACAATTCCAAAAGAAGGGACACTTGATAAACTAACATTAATGAGCCAAACCGGCCCAGTTATTAGTGAAGTTAAAGCAAACTTTTTACAAAATCAAGGACATATTGCAAAATGTGTAGTTAAGGTGATTGAAATGAATTATGCAACAGACACACAAAGGCTTGCGTTCCAAGAATTAGCACAAAATAAATATGATAGAAAAGATGTATTTTCACTTGAACAGAATTTCGTTATTACTAACGAAGCTCGCCTCGACTTTGTTTCAAGTGTTATTAGTAGAGTACCCAGGAATTCCCTTGTTCTTTTCCACAGGATTGAGCATGGTAAAAAATTATATGAGAAGCTTAGACAGGAAAGCGACAAAAGAGTCTATTACGTCGACGGTGGAACTGATAAAGATATTAGAGAAGAATACAAGAAAAAAATGGAAGCAGGTGATGAAGTTGTTATTGTCGCGAGTTATGGTACGTTCTCGACAGGAATATCCATTAAAAAAATTCACAGTATCTTTTTTACAGAGTCGTTCAAATCGGAAGTAATAATAAGACAGTCAATAGGTCGTGGTTTAAGACAACATGAGTCCAAAGACAAAGTATTAATTGTAGATTTTGTAGACAATATTAGAACTCAGGAGTGGGATAATTATCTATGGAAACATGGTAAAGCAAGGCAATCTATATACAAACAAGAAAAGTTTGATTATAATATTAAAAGAGTCTCTTTTGAATGAGATATATATTAAACATATCAAAACATAAATAAATTAATTATAAAATGGCAGAAATGAATAAAATTAAATCTTTTAAGTCTTTCTCTGATATATTAGCTCAAGAATCAGCGGCTAAATTAGCAGAAGAAAACAATCTTAAAAGAGCTGAATTATCTACTAAAATTGCATCTATACTAGATTCAATGAATATCACTTCACTAGAAGGATTAGAGGAAGATCAAAAAACAGAAATAATTTCGCAATTATTTGGAGAAATTTCTGAAGAAGAAACAGAGGAAGATGTGCCAGTCGTTAACGACGAGGAAGAAGTTGAAGAGCTTACTGAAGCTATTAAAGTAGAAGGTAAGAGAGACGCTAAGAAAGTCTTAACAGTATACAATAAAATATTTAACAAAGTTTTAGTTGATTTAGGTGCAATGCCAAATGATTCAATTTTAGGATGTATTAAATATCTTATGAGTGAGGCAATGATTGATGCAAACTTCCATAGAGAAGCAGCCTCAGTTTCTAAAATGATTAAAGGAAATATTAAGCCTTTAGAAATTAAAATGCCAGGTTTAGGCGGACACTTTATTAAAATCGGACCAACTACAATCAAATCAATTTTAGACAAGTATTATTCAGATGTTGCAAATGCAGCTGGATGGTCAGGAATGGGAATCGCTGAAGGTACTGCACTCTACTTAGAGCAGATTAAGCAAGAAGCGATGGGACAGGCTGTAATTAATAAATTTAATTCAGCATTTGAAGGTGCAGATGTTAGAATCGATTTAGATTCTAAATTAAATGAATCAAAAGATTCTTCAACGGTTACAGTATCAGATGAAACTACAAAACTAGAAGAACGTAATGCATTTTTAGGAGCAAGAGCTAAAGCGATTGAAGAAGATTTAGAAGAATTTGAATTTAACGGTAAAATGTACCCAGTAACAGTTAATGAATCTACGGTTCTTAACGAAGGAACTAGAGGTCAATTTGGTAAAATAGACAAGGCTGGAAATATCACTTCTGTATATACACACTACGACTCTTACCCAGAAAACATGTTACCAATTATTAAAAAATCTTTTAAAGGCGGTAAAAACGTAGATAGTGTAATCGACAAAGGAGCCAATAGCGGATTAGATGCAGATATTTCTAAAATCAACTTTTACAATGACGGTACTACAAACACTACTGGATCTATTAAAAATATAGACAATTATTTAAAAGACGCAGATAGAGATGGCGGCGCAGAATTTGTATATCTATGGGATGAAAAATCTAAAAAATGGATGATGGCAGATATTTACGGAGGTTCTGGATTAGTTCCAGCATTTGAATCAGTAGTTACTGAAGCTAAATTCGTAAAAGATTTTAATAGAGACGTTTTAAATGCGAAAACAAAAGAAGAAGTTTTAGAGCTTTATCCAAACGCTGAATTCTTTATCGGTAAATCAGATCATTTCTTTGGAGAACTAGACGGTAACTTATTCTTTAAAGCATACTACACTAAAGCACAAAAAGAATTTGAAATCAAATCAGTTTATTCTCAAAAAGGAAGCAACTATGTTCATTTATATAACGAATCAGTAGTTAACGAAGCAGAAATTAAATCTGACGATGAATTTAAAGAGTATGCAACTACAGTTTTACAAAAAGCATTTGGAGAAGATTATGACGAGGCTAAAGCTGGAGAAGTAATTGACGGAATCTTATCAAAATCTGATGGAGATTACGGAGCTGCAGTCGGAATGTTAACAAGTTCTTTAGGAGAATCAGTAGTTACTGAAACTAATGCAGATGGTACTATCTCAGATGATGAAGACGATGATATGGATAACTTAAGAGCAGACGTTGAGTTTATGACTAAAGAGTTAATAGACCATATTACAAAAGAGACTGAAAGAATCGGAGGGCCATTTAGAGCACCTGGATATGAGTATGAGGCTAAGAAAATAATCAAAAGCACCATGCAAAAGAAAAAGTTTAAATTATAAAAAAATATAAGAGTTTGACCTGGCTAAACCCGGGTCAAACTTTTTATTTATATCAATACCATGAAACACATTAAATTATTTGAGCAATTTATCTCAGAAAAATCTAGTGGTGAATTAATTAAACCTAAGAGAGGTAGAATAACTAAATTTAATCATAAAAAATATCCAGAACTTTCTGGAGAATTCTTTGACTTAATATCTACAGCATATGCTGCAATAGGAGGACATGCAAAGATTAAATCACCGGATGATGTTTTTGGAGATCCAGACTGGAACTATTGGGAAGGCTTAGATATTCATGGTAATGAAGACTTTGATATGATAATGTTTGGTAAAAAGACTAAGTTTGGAGTAAAGTATTCAGGAGTAGGTCATGACGGTAGTTCACAGGCAAAAAGAGAATACATAGCAGCTCGAGGAAGAGACCTTAATAAGTTAGGATTTTACATTGAAGTTTCAGGTAGAATCGCAGAGATCTTATTAGATTCATATAATGTACCAGTAGTTTCTGATGAAAGTACGGTTGAAAAAGTATTAGGTAAAAAAGTAGATTGGATTGGTTTAAAACAAGGATCACCTGGAAATGGATGGTATTCTAGAAAGCTAGGAGGTCAAATGCACGACAAGATATTATTAGGAAGACCTAAAGCTTAGAAAAAATATAGGAAAAAAGTGATGTAATATTTTTTTATGTCGCTTTTTTTGTTTATATTTACATATAACAAATAATAAAAATGAAGATAGCATATTTACACGGTTTAGAATCAAGTATTGATCAGAAAGATCCAAAGATTATTTTTTTAAATGACAATTTTGATAAGGCATATATGCCATCGATAAATTATAAAGATGATAACACCTTTGATAAATTATATAAAGATATCAAATCATTAAACCCAGATCTTATTGTTGGATCTTCAATGGGCGGATACTTTTCTTATTTAATCGGTAGAAAACTATCAATCCCAGTATTAGCGTTCAATCCAGCGTTAGTTGGTAGAACATTTGACCCGGTCGTAGATGATTCTAATTTAAAAAATACCAGAATCGATATAAGATTCGGTAAGAGCGATTCAGTTATTATTGGAAAGGACGTAAGAAAATATTTAAAGGATAATAAAGTATCCTTCAATCATACCGGATACACTGGCGGCCATCGAGTTCCAGCAGATGTATTTATCAATAGCATCAAGGAAGTATTAGATATGAGTGAGATATATAATAAAATAGAAAAAAGTCAATATAAGATGAAACACATTAAATTATTTGAAGAATTTAGCGAAGAAATTGCAAACGAATATGACTTTGTTGGTATGCAAGCTTCTAAACTTGGCATGACAAGAGAAGAATATACAGCACATTATCTAACACCTACAATAGGTTCAGGTATTGATGAGGCAAAAGCAATATCTTCACAGAACGAACCTTTCCGAGTTAAAGGAATCAATTTTACATATACAGAGCAGCGTGGTAGATTTTATGGCGCTTATTTATATGACGTTGCAAAAACAGCAAATGTACAACACAAAGCTAAATTCGGATTAGAGGAAGTACAATCTTTTCTAAAGTCTATTAAAATAACAGATAAAGTTCCATCAACATATGAAATTGATGAGCTAGACGCTTTATGTAAACAAATAGCTAAAAAAGGTATTGTATGTGATCATAACGACGCAATGGACATCTCTTAAACAAAATAACAACAAACAATGAAACCAGTAAGATTATTTGAACAGTTCGTTAATGAAGCAGTATCTTTTGATAAAAAAGGTATTAAAGCTAAATTAGAAGATAAAGTTAGAATTGCAAAAATTGCAGTCGACAAATGGGGAGGTTCATACGAAAAGGTATTAGCAAAAGCAGAAGCATCTGCAAAATCCGGTAAATTACCAAACTATAAAGAACATTTAAGTGTTCAAGGCGATAGTGAACAAGATTCTTATGATGTATTTCAAGGAAGAAACGCTGCT